TCTTCTTCCATATTTATCTCCTATGCTATATCAACAATTTCACATCCTTTATCACTAGTACAAGAATATTCTTGAGAACTTCTGGTATGGTCTTCAACTTCAAATTTAGATAAACCAACCCAATCAATATTCTTTGGCATAGTTTTTATAAACTCTTTATATTGTTCCTCGGTACAATCTTGGTATGGTGCTTGACGATATGAATGGTCGGAATAAGGCAGAAAAGAAATACCAGAAATCATATCAAAATGTTTAAATACCCAAGCACCAACTTCAATCCATTCTTCATCTTTAATTGTAATAGTAACGGAAGGTTTATGTTCACACCAATGTTCTTGATATAATTTCCAAAATTCTAATTGCTCTAAAGCTGTTTTATCTTTTCGACAAATAGCATCTTTAGCACTCTTAAACGGAAAAGAAAATACCCAGGTATGTTCTGGTTTTGTAACATCATCTTCATGTGTAATATTACTTTCAACCATGAATTGACAAATGGGATCTTTCTTATCCCCGCGGACCGTGCGGACATAGTAGGGCGAGTGTCTGGCATGAATACCAGAAGCTGCATCAACTAATTGAGAAACAGTTCCGGATGGTTTTACACAAGTAATAGCTGCAGATTGATTAATACCAAGTTGTTTAGCAATTAATTTATTAACTGAAATTGCTTCTTGTTTTAAACTTTGTAACAATTCTGGCAATTTACTTTTAGTACCATTAGTATATGCATTATCCATGATACCAGTTAATGATACACCAAGTAATGTTTCTTCCTCACAATTGTTTTTCCATTCCTTTGAAAGATAACGAAAATCAGTCAAGGTTGCTTGCCATGTTCCAAGTATAGTTGCTAAACGAACTTTTTCTTTTAATGTTTCTGGTGTATCATTTGGTCTAATAATCACCTCTGTTAAATTACAAAATTCTTTATCACGCAGAATAATTTCAGAACAAGGATTAGTTCCAAAATTATAATCAGGATTTCTCCTATCCCCAAGTTTTTCTACTTGTTTTTTAGCTGCGTTACGATTAAAGATACCTCTTTCACCTGATTTAGATTCAATCAAAGACATCCATTCTTTAAGAAATATATTGACATCTGGTTTTTCTGTATACACTACTGAATTGTTTGATAATGCTCTTTGTGTATTATCTAACCACCATTGTCCTGTTTTTGCTTTTCTCATTCTTTCATCTGTAAGATTAGACAACGAAATTAAAGCAGACCTACGAACACCACCGACTACAACAATCTCAGCAATTTTACACATTAGATCATGACACTCAATTGAATTAAGTTTTCTTCCCTTTGCACCCTTGAATGTTTCTATCGTAAAACGAAAAAGATTATCCAATGGTTGAGGACCTGATGCTCTACCACCAAAAGTTTTTAATCGTTCACCAGCTTTACGAATCTTTGTGGTATCCCATTTTGGAATCTGGCCAGAATACAACATTGATATTAATTCTTTGTATGACTTTGCCCAACCAATTTTAGAATCAGCAACAACAATAGTAGTATCAGTATCAAATAATTCATCAGGAACTTCAGGAAGTTTTTCAACCTCTCTACGTTCTACAGAAAATCCTACTCCTGTTCCACACATCAAAATAAAAAGACATTCATCAAATGCTCTTTGTCTATTCACAGCCAAATAAGCACAATTATAACCAGCAACATTATCTCTTATCAAAGCATCACCAGCAGTCATCAAAGACCTCATTGAGGGCATTATTTTCATATTTACAACAGCTTCTTCTAAAACCTTTCTATCTTTTTTTATATTTGGTTTTCCATCTAAATGTTTTTCAAAGAAATCAAAATATCTCTTTACAGTTTCTTCCCAAGTTTCTCTACGATTTTCTGTGTCCAACCATCTGGCATATCTACTCAAATGTATAAATTTTTGATAATCAGTCATATCACTCATTAAATTTCTCCTTTAACTCCGTCCATTCACGTTTACCTAATCCAAATTGTAAATCTTCTGAATTTTTAAGATTATTCAAGAATGATTTAGCATCTGGAAAACATTTCAATGTATGTTGTAATGCATTGATTTCCATTTTACTTAATGTTACTGAATTATATATATAGTCTTCAAATGCTTCACAAGAACTTGGAAAGTGTGGTTTCACCATTTCATACATCGCCTTTGCATAATCCTGTATTTCTTGTTGTGCGTGGTCATCCATTCTTAATTTACAAAAATGAAAAAAGTTGTGCAAGTCAATCTTCCAATAACATTCTGTATAGTTCGATACTGGTAAAACTGTTCTGGCCACCTCTCTTGTTAATCCACCATGTGGAATTGATTCATTACCAATTAAAAACCTATAAGCAACTAAACATTTATATCTAATATCATCAATAGTTTGTTGATACCTAGTTTTCCATCCATCAGATAATCCATCATCACCACGACCTTGGTTATTTGTTTTTGATTGTGGTTGAATATAATCTAATTCTGGAACATAACAATCATCAGACATTATTGAATAACGTCCTGAATACTCATTGAGGGATGCCGTTCGGTGTCGTACCAATTGCCTCATCACGAATATTGGAAGTTTAAGATGAAATTTTACAGTACCCATCTCAAGTGGTGAAGTATGTCTATGTCTTACTAAATAACGAATAAGGTTTCTATTGTCTGATACAGATCGTGTTCCCTCCCCATAACTAACACGAGCTGCATCAGCAATATCATTATCACTACCCATTATATCAATTAATCTTACAAAACCATGTTTATGGATTGTTTGTTCTTTGACTTTCATCGTTTAACTGGTATTCCAAGAAATGTCATTTCTTTAGATAAGTCTTGGGCCAGTTTAAGAGCCTCTCTTCCAAATTTCTGAAAGGCTGGGTCATCATCTTGATGTTGAGTTGTTACGTTAAGCTTTTCACCATCAACATCCATTACCAATTCTAACACATTGACACCTGGCGTTACATGATGTTTTCTTATTTCTATTCTAAGTTCTACTATCTTACCCCATTCAGATGAGGCTTTTTGAGTTGCTCTATTGTCGTGTATATCCATTGTCATCATCTCCAAAAAGTACGATCTTCATATCTTCAAAAGTTTTCCTACGGTATTCGGCTTCACTTCTTTGCCACGAAAGATTTCCTATTGTCCTAATTTCCTTTTCTTTATAATGTTCAATCATATCATTCAAATAATATTTAGTTTGTTCTTCAGTTAAAAGCATCTTAATCTCCTAACATCGTTTCCATTGGGAAAGTTGAAAATTTGCTTGTAAGCCTGAGTATGTATTATTATCTATAATTTCTACAATATCATCTGTAGTTCTACCATCAATAATCATCTCATTAATGTCTTTTTCTTTTACACTATCAGGCCATATACAAACACTATAACCATTCGTAATTACTTTTTTTAGTGCATCTATTATTTGGACATTTCTCCTTTCATTGTCCAACACAATAACATTACTGATTTTTACTCCCTTGAAGTTTAATCCTGCAATAGCTAAACAATTTGGCAGAAACAAACTATCCAAAGGTCCTTCTACACAATATATTTTTTTCTTAATATTAATTCGTTCTTCACCATAAATTAAATTCTCTACTCCTTTCATTTTAATGGTGATGTATTTTGCTTGTTCTTTTGGATCAAATGATCTTCCTTGATAACCAATAATATTATGTTTACAATCAAAAAATGGTATAACCAATCGTGGTGCATCATGTTCTAGTGAACTAAACTTATTTGGAATGATTGAGTTTGTCCACTTCTTAAATTCTTTACAAAGATATAAATCTCTAAAATACCTTTCTGGAATTAATCTGTTTTTAAGATAATTTCTTGCCGGATGATCTGTGGTGAGTGATGAAATTGAATCCATGTCTTGTAAAACATGGTTAAACTCAGGAACAAAATTAAACTCTGGAATAGACTTTGGCTCATCTTTTTTTCTCCATGCGTCCTCTTTGTACTGCTCTGTAATATAATTTTTGTGTAAAGCTGGACTGATCTTTTCTAAGAACCGATTAAAACTAGTACCGTAATTACAATTATGACACTTGTAAAAGTATTTATTCCTCTTTTCATAGACGAATCCACGACACTTGGTTTTACTCTTTTTGGAATCTCCACATATAGGACAACGAAAATTCCAAAGATTCGTATGCTTCTGCTTAAACCTCTCTAACAATGACGAACATAAATTAATATACTTCACATCAATATAACTACTACTCATTCAACGCTCCTTGTAAACCCATCCATATGCTGTATTCAATACATCGTTCCAATTTACTGATTCTTGTTTAACATATCCTTCTTGTGGTAATTTCTTATCAAGAAAAAGTTCTACCATAGCCACCAAACCAACAGCTGTTGTTAATTCAATTGCAGTAAAAGTTCTACCTTGTATACTATCTGGATAAAATATTTTCGTATAAATTTTTCCTGTTTTACCAACAATTTTATTATCACCATCAATCTCTATAAAAATAATTACACAATCTTTTGTTGTCTGTGTTACATGGTTACGAAATATATCAACCAACATATCATTTGGTAAATCTAAATCATTAAAAAGAAAATCAACATAATCAAGATGACCAATTCGTCTAATCGTTTTATAATTTGCGTTGACACATCTTTTCTGTTGTTCTGCTAATGTCTTTGCAAATGTACCAATACCACCAGATGTATTAAATGCTTCGTAATCTTGTCCATTAATCGTTAATTTTTCATGTCCACAAAGTGCTGGTACTTCAGCATACTTACCATCACTAACCACTTGACAATTACCTTTATATTCATTAACTAATCCATCACTACTCCAGCTTGTATGATATTTTAATTT